TTGGTAAAGAGGGTCAAAGTTGTTCCGCCACCCTCGCTAAAACCAAGACTTAGCAAACTCTCGCACCGCGCAAGGCGGCGCTTGATACCCGCGCAACGCGGACAAGGAGGTTCATCATGCCCAGTGGTGGACACTCACGCTCCGGACCTCCTCCGACTCCCGGCTCTGGGCGTTCGGATGCGCTTGGCCGCAAGTTCTCCGACTTGCCTGCTGAGGGCTACGACGGTGAGGCCCCTGAGTTCCCGCGCCCTGTGGTGTTTGGCTCCGAACTCGCCCACTGGGATCGAGCGTGGCGCACCCCGCAGGCCGCGCTTTGGGCTACCCCTCAGTGGTCATGGGTCGTCCCAGCCGTTGCACACTACTGCTCCCTCATGGCTCAGTCAGAGTTGGCCGAGTGCCCCATTGGGGTACACGCGCAGATCCGCTCTCGTGAGGCTGACATTCTGCTGACGAACGACTCGCTGAACCGTGCCGGTTACCGCGTGGTCGCTAACCAAGTCTCCGAGAAGCGCGACGAGAGGGCCACTCAGTCACTCTCCGCCGTCCCTGAGTATGACCCGCGCGCTGAGATTAGTGGCGCGTAGTGTGGCCGACGAGTTCCCCACGCTTGGCTTTCTTGCGGCCAAGTGGGTTGCGGCTCACTGTATAGTCCCTGACGGTTTCGACCTTGGCAAGCCGTTCTACTGGCGCGGTTGGCAACTTGAGGTGGCAGTCAATCACTACCGCGTCAAGCCTGACCTAACCTTTCAGCCCGAGCGTCCGATTCTTGCGCCGGCGTTTGAGTACCGGCGTTCGCAGATCGTTGGCCCCCAGAAGCTCGGCAAGGGTCCGTGGACCGCATCAGTCGTGGCGTTCGAGGCTGTCGGTCCCTGCCTATTCGGCGGGTATGCCGAGGGTGGCGAGGTTTACCGCTGCGCCGAGAATGGATGCCCGTGTGACTTTGAGTACAGGTACTTGCCGGGCGAGCCGATGGGGCTTTGTCGCCCGACGTCGCTGATTCAGTTACTCGCAACGTCGGAGGATCAGGTAGACAACATCTACCGGCATTTGCTGGCGATGGTTCGGCGTGGAGTCCTGATCGAGCAGATGCTTCCCCGTAAGGGCTTTATTCGTCTCCCGAACGATGGCCTCATCGACGTGGTGACCGCTGCGCCGAACTCGAAACTGGGTGCACCGATCAACTTCGCGATCATGGATGAGACGGGTCTGTATACGGCCCGCAATCGCCTCCTCAAGGTTGCGCAGACGATGGGCCGCAACCTGTCCGGCATGGGCGGTCGTTCGATTGAGACCACGAATGCGTGGGACCCGATGGACGATTCGCGCGCCCAGCAGACGCACCAGTCGCGCCGGAAGGACATCTACCGCTTCTACCGCAAACCGCCAGTGAACTTGTCATACAAGAACAAGCGCGAGCGTCACAAAATCCACGAGTTCGTCTACTCAGGCGCGCCATGGGTTGACCTCAACGCCATCGAGGCCGAGGCCGCAGAACTGATAGAGACGGACCCGGCACAGGCTGAGCGATTCTTCGGCAACCGCCTAGTGCAGGGCCTCGGCTCGTATATGACCGAGGCGCTGTGGGACGGGTCGAAGGCTAAGACGCCATCGACGGATAAGCGCATCGCCCTGGGGTTCGACGGTTCACGATCGGGCGACTGGTCCGCATTACGGGCTGAGACTGCAGACGGCTACCGATTCACCCCGACCTATGGTCCCGACGCCCGTCCGACATTCTGGAATCCCGAGGAATGGGGCGGGCGCATCCCGCGCGGTGAGGTTGACGCGGCGGTGCAGGAACTTTTCGCCAAGTTCGACGTCTCGCGTTTCTACGTGGACCCCCGCCACTGGGAGACACAGGCCGACCGCTGGGCTGAACTGTTCGGTGAGGACCGCGTGGTCCTGTGGCACACAAACAAGATCGAGCGCATGTTCCAGGCATTGTCACGCTTCATTGAGGACACGGCGGAGAACATCACCAGCCACGACGGCGACGCTACAGCCAAACTCCACGCCCTAGCCGCTCGACGGATTGCCAAGCCTGGCGACAAGTACATCATCGGCAAGCCGTCCGAGACACAGAAGATCGACATCCTCATGGCCGACATTCTGGCCCACGAAGCCGCCGCAGATTCACGCGCAGACGGCTCGTTCATCCCCAAGAACAACTCAGTGATCGTATTCCGATAGGAGGCCGCCGTGCCAAAGTTGCCTCCCGAGGTTGAGCCGACCTTTACCCGCCTCAGTGATGAGTTGCGTCAGGCTCGACCCAACTTTGACTTGGCCGACAAGTATTACGACGGCGTACAGCGCTTCGACCAGCTCGGTCTTGCAATCCCGCCCGAGTTGCAGAACTTCCGCGTCATTGTGAACTGGTGCCGCGTCGTTGCCGACGCTCGCGCCGACCGTCTCGACCCCAAGGGCTTTAGGCTCCCAGGCGAGGACTCTGGCGACGCGGATCTGTGGCGCGTGTGGCAGATGAACGACATGGACGAGCAGGACATCATCGCCCGGCTCGACTATCAGGTGTATGGGCGTTCGTATCACTGCATCGGGGCGAACGAGAGTGACGCCGATACACCGCTCATCACCGTAGAGTCGCCGCGCCAGATCATCACCGACCGTAACCCGCGCACCCGCGAGGTCACTGCCGCGTTGAGGCTCTATAAGGGTGAGGCGACGTCACGCGACGACGACCGCGCGACCCTGTACTTGCCGAATGAGACTCGCTGGCTTGTCAACGATGGTGGCTGGACGGTTGTGGAGACTGACGATCACGGCCTGGGGCGCGTGCCTGTGGTGCCGTCTTTCCGTGGTCGCCGATCGACCATCCCAGCGCACCGCACACTCCAGGGCGTTTCTGCAATGCAGGACGTCATTCCTGTGGTCGATTCTGCGGCCCGCAACTTGACCAACGTACAGGTCGCCCAGGAGACGCACGCTGTACCAGCACGATGGGTTGCAGGGGCCACCAAGGGTGACTTTGTGGACTCTGACGGCAACCAGCTGCCTGCGTGGGAGTCGTACTTCGGCGCGATCTCAGCGACCGCAAACACCGATACTAAGTTCGGGCAGTTTGACTCGTCAAACATGACCAACTTTGAGACGATGCACACCCTGTACGCCAAGGCCGCATCCTCGGTGACTGGACTTCGCCCCGACTACTTCGGACTCACCGCCGACACCGCCGCCAGCGCCGACGCCATTCGTGCAGGTGACACGCGACTCATCAAGTCCTGCGAACGCGACCAAGTTGTGCTCGGCAACGCGCGCGAGGAAGCGCTGCGTATCGCAATGCAGATCAAGGATGGCAAGCGCGACCCTGAACTCGACCAGATGGAGTGCCTGTGGTACGACGCTGGCACACCGACATACGCCTCGAAGGTTGACGCCGTGGTCAAGCAGTACAGTGCCACGGACTCTGGCGGTCGCAACCTGTTGCCCGCCGAACTTGCGTTCGAGGAACTGGGCTGGTCGCCGCAGAAGATTGCGCGGGCGATGGAGATGCGCGCCAAGGAACAGCGCAACCCGTTCCTTGACACCGCCCAGGACTAGCCCATGGCTCTGCAAGAGCTCCCGTCCGTCGCGGTCGCGTATGGCGCGGCTCAGCGTCGTCAACGCAATGCGGCATTGTATGAGATTGAGGACCTTTGGCGTCGCGTCGGGACAGCCGACATCACGTCGGACTTCCTGAACGTCGCCCCTGAACTGTTCCAGGTCGCCAATGCCACCCAGGACCGTCTTGGTGCTGCGGCTGTCGAGTATGTGCCCCAAGTGCTTGAGGCCACGGGTCAGTCCAAGGCGATCACGCCGCGTTTCGATGTGGCCAGTGACGCCATGACGGGCTACGCGGGCAGTGGCGTCGGGACCGAGGTTATCGCGTATGGCGCGGTGACTCGCGCTAAAGCCGCCATCGAGGCTGGCGTTGCACCATCGACCGCGCTCTATCAGGGCGGTCAGTGGCTCACGGCGGCGTTCGGGACGGTATTCGCCGACACGTCGCGCATGACCGAGGGCATGGCAGGGTTCGCGCGTCCCGTAAGCGGCTACGTGCGGATGCTGAACGGCGAGTCATGTGGTCGCTGCATCATCCTCGCGGGCAAGTTCTACCGCAAGAACGCAGGCTTCAAGCGGCATCCCGGCTGCGATTGCCGTCACATCCCGGCGTCGGAGAATCTAGCGGGCGATATGACTACTAACCCAATCGACTACCTGGACGAGTTGGACGACGACCGACTGGCTAAGGCGCTTGGCTCTAAGGCAAACGCGCGAGCCTACAACGACGGCGCAGACCCAGGTCAACTCATCAACGCCTATCGCCAACCAGGCGGCTCACGTGGCCCTGGTGGCATTCCGTCGATCAAGACGGCGCAGGTTTACGGCAAGGACGTCAAGTACACACTCGAAGGCACCACGCGCCGTGGCATGGCTAACTACCAGATGCGCGAGGTTCGCGCGCTGTCTCGCTTCAACCCAGCCCGCAATCGTCGTGAGGCCACTGCAGTACGCCTGATGCCAGAAAGCATCTATTCCATCGCCCGCGACCAAGCGCACGCAGACCAAATGCTTCGCGACTTCGGCTGGATTGTCCGCCGCTAAGACCGCTCACGCCCGCAAGGGGCGCGAGAAAACTCACCGCAACGGGAGATATTGCCATGTCTGAAACCGCCACCGCCCCAAGTCCCGCCGACGTCACGCCCGTCGTGGCACCCACGGAAGCGTCGGACGAAGGCCGGCAGGAAGAGGCCGACGCGATCAACGAGGGCACAGAAGCCCTGGGGGACGCGGGCAAGAAGGCCCTTGACCGCATGAAGGCCGACCTTAAAGCCGCCAAAGCCGAGGCGCGCGAGGCCAAGAAAGCACTCGAGGATGCATCGGCAAGCACCGAGGCCGAGAAGGCTGCGCGCGAAGTTGAGCGTCAGGCACTCGCCAAGGCCAACCAGCGCATCTTGAGCGCGGAGATTCGACGCGAGGCTACCGGCAAACTCGCCGACCCGAACGACGCGCTCGCGTTCATCGACATCACCGAATTTGACGTGAACGACGACGGCGAAATTGACGCCGAGGCCATCGCCTCCGCAGTCACCGACCTCATCGCACGCAAGCCCCACCTAGCCGCGCAACGCGGCGAAACCAAGAAGATCCTGCCCGACGGCTCGCAAGGAGCGTCTTCGAGCGGCAAGAGCTCAACCGCCGACATGTTCGCGTCGGCGCTCAAAGACCGACTCTAACCATCGCCCCTTGCGGGCATCGAAAGGAAAACAATCATGGTTGACATCAACCGCTCTACGTCGGGGATCAACCTCCCCGCCGAGGTGAGCCAGGAAATCTGGCAAGACATTCAGAACGCCTCGGTCATCATGGGCCTGGCTCGCCGCGTCTCCCTCGCGGGGCCTGGAAGCGTCTACCACGAGGTGCTGACGGACTCCACGCCCGCATTCGTTGGTGAGACTGAGCGCAAGCCCGTGTCGAACCCGACCGTCACGAACAAGCTGCTCAAGCCGCACAAGATCGCGGTCGTGCAGACCTACTCTGACGAGTTCCGCCGCGACCTGCCCGGCCTGTTCAACGCCCTGATTGGTCGCCTCCCCGGCGCACTGGCCAAGACGTTCGACCTTGCCGCGCTTCACGGTACTGCCGCGCCTGTCGCAGACTTCGATGACTTGTCGGCTGCGACTGCGGTGTCCATCCTCAACACCACGGCAGGTTCGGATGACGCTTACGGCGGCTTCCTGACTGCCCTGGCGGCGGTTCCTGAACTCACTGGCTGGGCATTGTCCCCGCTCGGTGAGGTTACGGCGCTGTCGAACCGCGACACGTCCGGCTCGCCCATCTTGGTCGGTTCGGCTGCGAATGACGGTTCGGTTGGCTCCATTGCCGGTCGCCCCGTATTCCGTTCCGGTAACGCTTACCAGGCT